CTGGTGCCAGTCTCGCCCTGTCTTTGTCGGAGGCAACTGGGTGCTTGTGCGGAACCCTACAAAGGTTCTGTGCTGCACTCTTTCCTCGACGAAGTACAAGGAGACTGGTGCCCGTGCCAAGCTTGTTCAGACTGTCGGCATGGCCGAAGCCATCCTGAACCGCGGAGTACCAGTTTTGCAGGCGTTTGCACACGCCCTCATCCGCAACTCTACTACTAGCCAGTACTTGCACCTGGACCCCACCGACGACCTGTTCTATCGTTTGCACCGAGAACTGCGAGGTGGCCAGATGTTTCTGCAAACACGTCTGCCCGTGCAAAACGAAGCCCGCATCAGCTTCCAGGCAGCATTCGGAGTTCCAGTGGACCATCAGCTCCGGATGGAGGACGCGCTCGACCGCTGGTCGTTCGATATATCCAGTACCACCGAGATACCCTTGGGCCTTGACGTGGCGTGTTGGCCGACACGCTCGCAGGACACGCCCGAGGTGTACAGGTGGTTCAGGGTATGACTACTCACAAACAACAAAACCGATCCCAACGGTCGCGTGCCAGCGCGACTGTGCCCCTCTGCTGCTCTGGGCCAGCTGGCCTCTCCATGGCCAGCCGCGAGTACGCCGAGTGCCTCTGCAACCCCACGTCCTTCCAGGGTGTTGACGAGGTGCCTGGCGTGCCCGACGGCTCCAAGGCATTCCGCTACCACGTCTTCTCGCGCGGCTCGTTCGTCACTGGACTTGCCGGTGTCGGCTGGGTCGTCGCGGACTCCTACTTCTGCGCCTGGTCCGGATCGTCTGGCGCCGTGAACACCTCCGATGCTGCCACCACTGGCAGTCTCATCGCGAAGTCTCTCGGCACCGACTACTCCGTGACTGGGCCGCTGGACACCTCCAACGTCGGGTACTACCGTCTCGTGGGCATGTGCGTTCGCGCCGCCTACGACGGTCCACTACTTGACACCGAAGGCCACTCCATCATCTTCGCAGCCACGGCCGGCTCCGTCGAAGGTGCGACCGAGTTCGAGCTCCTCTCGGACACGACTCGCACCTCGCGCAGCCCGGTCGTGGCCGGCGAGTGGATGTGCGCCATGCATCCGGGCGGCTTCGTCGAGAACCGCCCGGCCACGTCCG